CGATACACGCCGCCATTCTTGCCACGGAAATAAGGAAACGGGTACTCAGGGATGTTGTACGTTACTGTCGGTGCATCCGGTGCAGTAAACTGAACAACGTTGTCCTCGGCTTCAGCCTCAATAATCTCTTGCCCAAGCACAATCGGAGAGCTGATGTTGCCTTTATGTGGGCAGTTATCGCAGCCGCCGGGGTTTAGTCGTTCAAACGCTTCGCACTTATAAGGCCCTTTAATCTTAGTGACTTTAGCTTCAGTCGCCTCAAACGAATAGTCGGGGTGGTCTTTAGAAATCTCATGGATTGCAGTCGGCCCGTCCACGCAAAACAACGGAATAGACAGCGCCGCCCGCCACAAGGGTTCTTCTAATGAGTGCTGATTCTTAATCGCTTTATCTAATTGCTGGCAACCGTTGCCGCTTTCGTTCTTCGAAATGATTGTGGCAAACCGATTTTGCTTGTTGCCCATCAACGCGCGGGTCAACTCATTTATCTGAACCGGCACATAGTCCGGCGTCTCATCTTCCAGTGCCCCAACCAATTCCTTGAACGATTGAAACTCGATTGGCGCCGATATACAAAGTACTGAAACATCAAGTGGGGGATCCGATTTAAAGTTAAGAGTGTCAGGAATACGCAAGATAGACGCAGCGTCTGCTGTTCGAGATACGTCTGTAGCGAACCCACGCGAAACGCACAGCTTCTTAAATTTTTCAGCGACAGGTTTCCATTGCTGCCGTGTAATGTCTGAAGTCAACGCCCAATAGACGTGTACCCCACGACCGGAGTTTACGATTGACGGTTTAGGAAGCCCTACGTCCGCGCAAAAACTTTTGAGCGCTTCAATGCCTTCTGCTTGCGATGCGTATGGTTTGTCAACACCACAGTCAATGTCCAGCCAAAACGCACGGATGGCTTTTACATTATCAGTAGTGCGAGAGTTGTGTGTTTCGTATTTAGAGCAAGCAAAATATACATCGTAGTCTTTGCTCAGCAAATCGGTTGCTTCTTTTTCTACTTCTTGCAGCGTCTGCACGAACACTTGTTTCGGCAGACTTGATTTCTTTAACCCGACGACGCAATACCACCCTTCAGTGGACAGTACCGCCGCCAGTAGATCCGTCATTGCCATAGCCGCTCCACACCGCAAAAGAAAAAAGGGCGTCAGGGGGTGCGGCAAACCCCTTTTCGTTCCGTCGAACTAGACGCCCCCGTGAGCCTATACAGGTTTAGCTTTTCCTAAGAACCTTAGGATCATCACTTTGTGAAGACTGCGCGGGCTGTGCGACCCCGCAAACCAGTTGTACACAGTTGCAGTTGAAACACCGAAGAGGCCAGCCACGACATCAGCGGATAAACTGTTCTGTATACAGTACCGACCAAGTTTCACGCCGATATGACTAGCGTGTGCAGCCTTGTTCTTATGTACTACATGCAATGAATAGCCGTGCCTTGACATATCACGCCTCGTCCGAAGACCAGCTGTTAATCACATCAGCAAAGTCTTTCTTCGGAGTCGGCTCAGCGTTCTTCTTAGCAACACGCTTCTTTGGTTCTTCTTCTACTGGTTCAGCTTTTGCTGCGGGGGCGGGCGCTTTTGCAATACGCTTAGCACCATCGGTTGCTGCGGGGGTTTGAATGACTGCGGCTTTTGCTGCGGGGCTTTCGCTTTTCTCACGGGCAACTTCCCATTCTTCCTGCGTCAAGAAACGAACGGGTTTGAATGTCAGCTTCGGGATATCGCTGTCGCTATCCAAACGAACTTCGGTAACCAGCGTGTTGATATTTTTGCCCTGAGAGCCAACGTACTTAGCGTATTGCTGGAACGGCATCTTATCTAAGTCGCCGCGACCAAAGATAGACTTAGCGGGGAGAGTCAACTGATACACGTCGCCGTGCACGTCGTCTGCGAGTAATACAGCTAAGCGTTGTTGGTAACGGCAAGCTCGTGCGTCACCTTGCCCTGAGCCTTTGATGTTCTGCGAGCATCCTTCACAGGTTTTATTCTGTGGGTACTCAATGCTAGCGTCGGGCGTAACGCCATCGTTAGACCAGCAATCAGCTTGTGCGGTCTCGCCAGCTACATATTTACCCGCATAGAACTGACGCGAGATGTAGCGACCACCGTTAATGATGATCACGTTCATATGGCGGTTCTCGTTCTTAGCAATCTCTTCGCCGCTCACCATCAAGCGGAATACTCCACCGCGAATAGAGATGCGTTTAACGCCAGTGTTGCCTGATAGTGACTTGGTTAGGTCATCAAGCCCAACGTTTTTTAGATAATCAGGTACGCCTTGTTGGAATAAAGTTACGTCGCTCATGTATTTCTCCTAGGTTAAAGTACTACTTGCGCTTAACAACGATGTCGTATTCGCTGTCAATGTTTAGTCCGGGGGGGTGTGCATCGGGGTTGCTTTCCATGAAGTCTTTCATGTTTGACTGGTGTATGCGCTTCTCCAATAACTGCATTGCCGAGTGCTCTCGTAGAAAACCGTAGAAGCTTTCCCAATCATTAGTCCAATACCGATTGTTTACTTTTCGATACGCGACATGGGTCGGCGTAGCAAAACTGGTCGCGCCTGTTTCTTTTGATAGCTCAAGCAGCTTGTGTTTCAGCAGGGTCAACTGCTCATCAAGCTCGGCGGTATCCTGCTTATACTTTTGATAGATTGAGTCTTTGGCGTCACGTATCTTGACGTACGTGGCGATGATCTTGTCAATCGGTGCATCCATGTAAGCTCCTTCAGGTTAGTCTCGAATCTTTGTTCGATGTGGCACTGTACTTACAAAACTTTATAATGTCAAGTATCTATTTCATTTTTGTATAGGTCAATTATTTTTGTATGCGTTTCCAACTTGTCCTGCAGCATGGCGTACAGTTTTGTTTCGACAGGACTGCCTTCGATATGCACCACAGTGACTGGGTTAGTTTGTCCTTGACGATGCACGCGGGCGTTTGCTTGTAGATACGATTCAATCGAAGTTACGGGGGCGTACCATATGACTACGTTAGCTGCTGTTAGAGTAACCCCGTGTGACGCAGCCTGTGGTTGGATAAGCAATACTTTAGGGTCTTGATTTTCTTGGAATCGTTTGAATATATCGGTGCGTTTATTGACGCTTACACTGCCGTTAATAACTTCGCAGCTAATGTGGTTCTTTGTTAGGAAATCTTTTAGCAGAGCGATAGTATGTGTGAACGGCACGAACACCAGCACCTTGTGGCTAGCCTCGTCGATTACTTCTTCGATAACACGCAGTCGGCTTGAGACATCAAACTCAATTACGTTTTTGTTATCGGTGTAGACAGCACCGCCTGAAATCTGTAGCAGTTTAGTCAAGTTTGCTGCGGCGTTCACCGCCGACACATCTTCACCCGCTGCTTGTATTAAAAACTCTTTCTTCAGCTGGTTGTAGTATCTAAGCTGCTGAGGACTCAATGGTGCATAGCGAGATACGTGTGTGACTTCAGGTAAATCTAGGCACTCGGCTTTTGTGTACCGAATTGCTGGCTGCAGTAACCTATGCACGACTGATTCAGAATTAGGTTTGGGTATCCATTTGAATCTTGTTAGTTGGTACATCACTGTGTCGCGGTACGCCCCAAACATCATCGGCGCGCGGTCAGGCACGCACATCCTTGCTAAGCCAAAAGCATCTAGTGGGGACTGCGCAGCGGGGGTTCCTGTCATCATCCACAACCATTTGTCGTGGGTCATAATTTCTTTAAGCGCTTTAAAGCGATCTGTGCGGTGGTTCTTATAAGCGTTTGCTTCGTCAACAATAATTAAGTCAAAGCCGCCCGCTTCGATATCTTCTTGAACAATTTTCACGCCGTCGAAGTTAATGACCACAAACTCAGCTATGCCGGAGATAATCTCTTTGCGTTTCACTCGGTCGCCGTACGCAACATTGACGCTACGATGCACCGCAAACTTAAACAGATCCGCTTGCCACGCCGACTGCATGATTGACAGCGGGCAAATAACTAAGACTCTATTGATGATTCTTTGTGTTAGTAAGTAATCAGCCGCCCAAATAGCAGATGCGGTTTTGCCAGTACCTTGTTCGTTAAAACAAAACGCGCGTTTGTGTAACGTGAGGAACGCTGCTGTGTCCCGCTGGTGCTGCATCGGTTGAAAAATTCCGGGCCAGTTGTAGTCTCTCTGTATAGGAGACGGTACGTTCTTGATCCCTACTTTGCATAAAGTCTGTGACTCTTCTAAGCCCCAATTTACCGCTACCTCTGATACGTCATCGTTTGAGCCAAGTACCGCGCTCTTTTGAATGGTCTCAACAATCCTGTGCGGATTGCGAGTACGCACGACCAACACTTTGTTGTCACGGATTTCCATGTATTAGTTAGTCATTTCGGTTTGTGGTTTGATTTGCGGGGGTACGAACGATTGTCGTGCGCTGACTGCACGCGAAGGTTTCCTTTGGTTGTAGTCCCACCTTTAGACAGCGGTGTTTTATGGTCTACGTCTTTACCGTCACCTTTGTGGACAAGCCCCGCGTCCTGCATAAGACGCCGAGCTTTGTTTCGCGCTGTGCGTTTCTTAATGACTGCTGGCGTACCGTCGTATTGCTCGTATTCTTTTTTATACGGGCGGGGTTTATTCACATAAGGCATGATTTACATCTCCATAGATATTGTTCGTACAGGGAATTTACTCCAGCATTTTGGTATGTTCGACGGTGATAATGTTAGCCACGTCGGATATTGCCTTTCGGTGAAGGGGGCGGCTTGATCCATGACGGTTGATTCTTTTTGATGCACCCGAGGCACCGCCATATTTTGTGTTTCCTGTTTTTGCTTAGGGTTAGCTTTACTGCGTCGTTTAGCATGCACGACGCGCACTTTTTTGGCAAGCCTTTTGGTTGCATTTTTTCTCTTCGGTTTTGGTTTTGGTTTACTCGGCATACGTCATAACCCGCTGGACATGCTCAAGGTCTTCGAGAATCCAATCGCTTTTACACTTGGAATTGTATACCCCGACCAGCTTAATCGGCCCGTGTACATAATCGTTGTCTTTGATGGCGCGGTTCCAAAGTTCCCCCTTTACTCTGCAGGTGCGGAACACAATCCCCTCGTGCGTGCGCTGCGCAA